ACATATACTTTAATCTCTGGTAAATCATTTATTCTAACAAATTTATTATTAAAATGATCATCTAATTGCTGTATTTGATTTATACTACGATCAAAAGACTGACCGTTTTCCATTGGTGTTAAGTCCGAAAAAGTAGATGAGTATGTTTTACCACCATCCATACCAATAGAGTAAACGTTTTTAATGTCGTTGAGCAATAAAGCGCTATACATACTATCACCGTTATTAATATAAACAGGATATTCATCAAAAGCAGAATTATTATCTAATTTATGAATAGTACTGCTAGATGCATTGTAACAATACACTCTATCCTCATGTATAAGATCATTTAGTCTAGGTATTTCTTTTGCATAATCTAACAAAGTTTTTTTACCAGGTAAATAATTGTTATCTTTATCATGTAATCTCCACGGTACAATTAATACATCACTATTATTGTATATATCTTCTTCACATTCTCTAATAACATCTACATCAATTATAGAAACAGCATTACATTTAGTTTCTCGAATACTATGATTTAGGCAAATAGTAAAATACTTAGAAAGTAAAATTTTATCTTTTAAATTAAATGTAGGTCCCTTACCTATAAGTAATACATCCTTATCTAAGGATGTAAATAAATTAGTTAGATTTTGCATATTTTTGAAGAACTTTTAATTTGGCCATACCATGCTCAAATTTGTAGTTATTTAATACGTCTATAAGACGATTTCCATCATCAGCATCAAACGTGCCCGTGGATAATTTTTTACGACTTGTACTTTCATAATGATAACATTCTGCCTCTCCACAAAAAATATGCTTATAACCTTTTAATACAGCGTTTACGCAATATTCTACATCTTCAAAACATACTTTATAATACTCCGGTATACCTTTCAACTCTTTATATATTTTTTTATTAATAAGAACAAAAGCGAACGTATTACCTGGTACTTCATCATTTTGTAACTCTTTATTATCATCCATTAAAAATCTATGAGTAACAAATCTGTAACCGTTTTGAACTCCCTCGGGTTTATGGAAGAAATAAAAATGACCGCCATGTTGGATTTTATTATTCTCAAAAAGTAACTTTGCTCCAACAGTAGCTACTGTTGGTTTCATATGAGTTACCATTTTATGTATCGGGTCGTTTATTAATTCAATATCATCATTACAAGCTAATATTAAGTCTTCTTTTACTCTGTTAAAAATAATATAATTATGATTTTTTGCAAAATGCCATTTTTTAAATTGAAGTAATTCTTTAGGAAAAGGAAAAGATTTTAAATATTCTCTTAATCGCTTTAAATTGTCTGGTGTTGATCCAGTATCTCCTATATAAAATTTTAAATCTTTATAGGTATTATTATTAATAAAAGAGTCGAGACAAGTTTCTATTACATTATTGTTATTTTTTGTTAATATAACTACACCTATCTTTTGATTACTCACAAAATTATTGATTGTCAATATTGAAATATGCAATAAATAATTAAAGATATGGCAAGAAAAGGAAGGGTTACACCTATGTCAAAAACGCAACAAGTTGGCGGAAGAAAGATTTCTAAAAAAAATAAAATCAACGATACAGAGATAGCAGAAAGTATAGAAAAAAATACTTTTTTAAACTTTAATATTTCTCAAAAATATACACTCACAGAAGTACATGATAAATTTTTAGATATATGTTTTAAAGATACGTGCAAAATGTGTATGATTGACGGTCCAGCTGGTTCAGCAAAGACTTACTTAGCTGTGTTTGTAGCATTACAATTATTACGTACTCAAAAAGTTGAAGAAATTGTATATATTCGTAGTGTTGTTGAGTCTGCTTCAAAAAGCATGGGGTCGCTACCTGGGGAAGTTGAAGAGAAATTCTTACCATGGAGTTTACCTTTGCTAGAGAAGCTAAATGAGTTATTAAATAAACCAGCAATTAACAATCTAATGGCTGAGGGATATGTAAAATGTGTACCAGTTAATTATACTCGTGGTTTAACGTTTAAAAATGCATGTGTTATAATAGATGAATCTCAAAACTTAACTAGAGAAGAATTAACAACAATTCTCACGAGATTTGGTCAAGATTCTAAATATATAGTTGTTGGAGATACTCAACAAAGTGATATTGGAAACAAATCTGGTTTTAAAGCTATATTTAACGCTTTTAATACTGATGAGTCAGAGGAACATGGTCTCTATACATTCAAATTTACAAGTCTCGAAATTGTACGTTCCGAAATATTAAAGTTTATTGTTAAGGTATTAGAGAAATTAAAGGTGAAACGTTAATGCTTTACGCATTCTTTCTAAGAGAGTTCGTTTATTCTGCCCGTTTTCAACCAATCTTGAATATTCAAGTTTAAACGCTTCAATAAACTCAGGGGATAACTCTAATTTGCGAGGATAAAATGATCTAACCTTTTTAATCATGTATTTTTCGCAAATTTTATCATACTCTTTCATTAAAATATTTATTCTTTAATGTTTTTCTTTGTGTGTTTTTCTACTTCTTTTTTAACATAGGAATATTCTTCAGGATCTACATCTTTCCAGGAGCCTTGAAGTTCTTCCATGTCTTTTAGTGTTTCTTCATCTAGTATATTGCCTGGTTCTACTATATCTCCTTCACCATCTACATACAGCTTAATTAATTCTATACGTTCTCTCCTATTACCAAACACTTCGATAATAGCAGGCTTATCATCAACGACAAAAAACACAGTTTTTTCGTTCTGCATATGATCTCTATGCATAGCTTTAAAAATATTGTCTACTTCTTCTATGTGTTGTTTGTTGTTTTCTCTTAAATCGTCATCTTCATACTCTATAGGAGCTACTCTAGTGATAGGTGTAAAGAATATAATATCTAAATTGCGAAAACTCTCTCTAACTAAGGGAATACATTCATTAATAAACTCATCATCTATATCATTATCCTCTTGCTCACACGCCCAGATACTATATACTAGATTGTCAAGCGGACATCTATCAAAAATAACTTTATCACCTGATCGATACTTACTCTGCTCTTCAATCATAAAATCTAAAATTTTACGTTGCGTATCTTTATTAGTTTTAGAAGAGTGATCTAGATTATTTTCTTTAATTATATCTCGATAAGTCTTTTTTGGAGTTGTATAACCGCTCCATTGCTCAAGAAAGTCTTTTGCAAGTGTAGATTTACCTTGACAAGCAGTACCGCTGATTGCAATCCTCATACTTCTATTTATCTACTAATTGTAGTTTTTCAATAATTTGGGATGTAGAGAGGCTTTCATATTTTTTGAGAATTTTTACCTCTTTACAACAACTAAGAATAGTTTCTCTCTCACAATCTGGTAGAGTATCTATAGTATAATCCCCGCCTTTAACATATATATCAGGGCGTACCTCTTTTAAGAAACCACGACAATCGATACTATCAAATATAATAACTTGATCTACACACTCTAGCGCTAGCAGAACCTCTGCTCGGTTCTGCTCAGTGTTATATGGTCTATTTTCACCTTTAAGTTGTCGGACACTCTTATCAGAGTTTAAACCGACAATAAGTTTATCTCCTAATGAACGAGCTTCATTTAAATATTGAACATGACCAGCATGTATAATATCAAAGCAACCATTAGTCGCTACTATCTTCATACCTTTAATGCCATGTCCCATACAAGTAAATGTAATCTAGGACTAAAATTAAAGTGATATTTTTTAGCCAACTCTGCCACCATAGGAGCCTTTTCAATATGTTCAGCTCTACTACCAGCACAAGGCATCAACCAAACTCTACCAGTAGGTATATCGAACTTCTCTACATATTTCTCTAATACTTCATCTAGATCTGACTCTTTATCAATGACGAACTTAAAACCTGAACCATGGTGCGCGTGCCATTCAAGTACTTGAGGTTTATATCTCCTATCTTCAGGATCTCCATTATTACTAAGCTTAGGAGAAGTAGTAAATGTTGCACCAACTCTAACCCACTCTTTGTCAGGCATAATAGTTGCGTTAGTTTCAAAGTCTATTCTAGGAATCCAACCCCATTCTACATCCATATATTCTAAAAACCTAAGTAATGCGGGTTGCTGTACTAAAGGTTCACCGCCTGTAATCTTCCATATGGCTCCATTATATAGATGTTTTTCATAACCTTCTTGCTCTAAATGTTGTAATAAATCAGCATTAGTAATTTTATTTCTAACACTCCATGAGATAAAACTATCACATCCATGAGGTGAATCGGCTGAAGCAAATCCTTGACATGTGAGATTACACATAGATAATCTCATAAATACAGATGGATATCCTACGAATTCACCTTCTCCCTCTACCGTGTAGAATACTTTATCGTCAGATAAAAGTATTGTCTTATTAGATAAGTCTTCTTTATAAGAATTTGTCATTAAAATATATATCCGTTAAATCTCGTTGTTTAGGTTTATCTTTATCTTTATCTTTCTTAGGACGGCCTTTGCCCCAATCGATATTATCCCAATTATCATTTATTTGGCCAGTATCTTCGTCTCGGCGCTTACTTCCTTTTCCCATAATTATCTACCTTTGTTTATACTTGCGTTTTGTTCGTTAGCCCAAGCCATAATGTTATACTTATTTTCGTAAATAGCAGAGTTTTTCTCATGTTCAAAAACTTCTACTTTAGAGCAAAAGCATCTTTTATTAGTAAGATCTTTAACGTGTTTATCTGCTAATCTAAAGCAATGTTCGGCAAATTTTTCAATACCAACCCCTCCATGCATAACACGCAAATCTACAATACCT